TATAAGGAAAAATTTAATTCAAAAAAAGAGGCAATTTCTAGAGAATATTATATAAAGAAAAATAGGACAATAAGAAATAATATAAAAAATGAAAATTTCAATTTTACTCCCTTATAATGATGATAAAGCTCTCCAAGCACTCAGGATTCTCACCAAGAATCAACTAGATAAAATTACATATCTATTGAGAAAAGGTGGTAAGAATGGCAAGCGAGATTGAGATTTCTTGGAAACAATCTGACATGGTTGAGGTCACACTAGGTGAACCTGATGATTTCCTTAAAGTAAGAGAGACATTGACTAGAATAGGTGTTGCTTCTAGAAAAGAAAAAAAGATATATCAATCATGTCATATACTTCATAAACAAGGCAAGTATTATATCGTACACTTCAAAGAATTATTTGCTTTAGATGGTAAACATACTAATTTTTCTAGTAACGATCTTCAAAGAAGAAATAGGATAGCAAAATTGTTATCTGATTGGGGATTGATTACTATTGTTAATGAGAGTCAAGTAGAAGATCTTGCTCCATTAAATCAAATAAAAGTATTAAGTTTCAAGGATAAAAATAATTGGACGTTAGAGTCTAAGTATAATATTGGTCGTAAAAAGCAGGAAACCGAATAACTTTTTTCGGTTTATACCATAGTCATACCAAAGGGTTTGTAGTTAAATAATAGTGTGATGCCGATAGGGTCACATAAACTACACGTCGCTTTTAGGAGGACACAAAAATGGTCACATTTGACTGGGAAACCTATACCCCTTACATGTTAGGATTTGAAAATGACATCAAAAGACTCTCAAGATTACAAGCTTTATCAGCAGGTGGAACAAATTACCCACCTTACAACATTGCTACTGGATCTAATAACAGAACCATTCTGGAAGTCGCTCTTGCTGGATTTTCAAGAAAAGATATTGAAGTCTCAACGGAAGAAAGAGTTTTAACAGTATCAGCATCACCAGATACAGAGGTAGATAAAGTATATTCTCATAAAGGAATCGCTACTAGATCTTTTAGTAAGAACTGGCAACTAGGTGAAGATGTTGAAGTTGAGTCTGTAGATTATAAAGATGGATTACTTACAGTGGTACTAGAAAAATTTGTACCAGAAGAGAAACAGAAAAAGATTTGGTTCTCAGGAAAAAAGGGATCTTTGAAAGGATCTAAATAAAATATCAGGGGGTGCTTGACACCCCTCTTTTTATTTGCTATACTATAAAAAAGGTTTGTTAAATTATGACAGAAACACCTACACAAATTGAACATAATATTCGTGTTATTCATTTAATTACAGGTGAACATATTATATGTAATTTTGGACAGATAAGAGAAGATGATAAGTTTGTTGCATATCAACTTCTATATCCTTTATCATTGTCTTTAAGCGAAGGAGAAGAAGGACAATTCAATGTAACTTATCGTAGATGGAATCCTTATACTCCATTTGAAGATCATAGAATTAATCCTACTTCAGTTATTGCAGCAATGCCACCTGCTGATGACATTTTAAAAAATTATGTTGGAAAACTAGCAGAAGCACAAATTGATTTGTCTTTCTTGCCAAACAAAGGAAAAGATATTTTAGGAATTACAGATGGAGAACCAACCCAAGAACCTACAAGTGCTGCTACTGAAGGACCAGTGGCTACTGGCACAGGTGGAGGAAATTGAGGGAGCACAATTTGGTGATCCTGATTGTATTCTAGTTAATCCTATGTCAATAGAAGGTAATGATCTCAAAGATTGGTTACCCTTTGCTGATAGTAAGGAGACAGTTGTAAGATCCTCTGATATACTAACTTTCGTAGAACCTAGTAGAGACATACTCTCTAAGTACTACAGTAGTAAAACTATTGAACCAGAAGTCCTTAACGAATGAAGTTCTATACTAATGTTGAACAGGCAGGTAACCGCCTTTTAGTACGTGGGTACGAGGGCGGTTCTCCTTTTTCCTATAGGGTTTCGTATAACCCTACACTTTATGTTGCAAGTAAGAATTATTCTGATTGGAAAACTCTTGAAGGAGATTATGTTGAACCCCTAAAATTAGGATCAATAAATGATGCTAAAGATTTTATTAAGAAATATAGGGAGGTTGATGATTTCAATATCTATGGTAATACTAGGTATCTTTATCAGTATATTACAGAAGAACATCCAGAAGATGAAATTAGGTACGATACATCACGAATTCGTATTTTTAATATAGATATTGAAACTGCTGCTGAAAATGGATTTCCTGATATAGAATCAGCAGACCAAGAGATATTAGCGATTAGTATCAAGGACTCTTATACTGGTCGTATTGTTGTTTTTGGTGCTAGACCATTTGATAATAAAGATTCTGAAGTAGATTATATGCACTTTAGAACTGAAGAGTCTATGTTAAATGCATTCTTGGGGTATTGGAATGAAAATTATCCTGATGTTATTACAGGTTGGAACGTACAACTTTTTGATATTCCCTATATCGCTCGTCGTATTAACAGGGTTCTTGGTGAGAAATCTGCTAAGTCTCTTAGCCCGTGGAAGCTTATTTCTTCTAGAGAAATTTACATTAAAGGAAGAAAACAGATCGCTTATGATCTTCCAGGCATTTCTACGTTGGATTATCTTGAATTATACAGAAAATTCACTTATACAAACCAAGAAAGTTATCGCTTGGATCACATCTGTATGGTTGAACTTGGAGAAAGAAAGTTAGATCACTCTGAGTATGATACTTTCCGAGAATTCTATGAGAATAATTGGCAAAAGTTTATTGAGTACAACATTCATGACGTTAGGTTGGTAGACAAACTTGATGACAAGATGAAACTACTTGATCTAGCATTTACTATGGCATATGATGCTAAAGTAAATTATGAAGATGTATTCTCACAGGTAAGAATGTGGGACAACTACATTTATTGTGAATTGAATAAACGTAAGATTGCTATTCCTCCTAAAAGGGATGCTCTTAAAGATGAAAAATATGCAGGTGCTTATGTCAAGGAACCAAAAACAGGACGCTATGATTGGGTGGTCAATTTTGACCTTAATAGTCTGTATCCTCATCTCATTATGCAATATAATATTTCCCCCGAAACGCTCACAGATGACAGACACCCAACAGTATCGGTTGATAGAATACTTCAAAAAGAGGTAACAATAGATGGTGATCTTGCTGTGTGTGCTAATGGAGCACAGTACAGGAGAGACATACAAGGGTTCTTACCTTTAATGATGCAGAAGATGTACAATTCTAGAGTTATCTTCAAGAAAAAAATGATCAAAGCAAAGCAACAGTATGAGAAAACTCCTACTGTTGAACTGATGAAAGAAATTTCTAGATGTAATAATATACAGATGGCAAAGAAAATTTCTTTGAACAGTGCCTATGGTGCTATTGGCAATGAGCATTTTAGATATTATCGTCTTGCAAATGCTGAAGCAATTACTCTATCAGGACAAGTTTCTATACGTTGGATAGAGAACAAGATGAATGCTTATCTAAATAAACTGCTCACGACAAACAAGGTAGATTATGTCATTGCATCCGACACCGACTCAATATATCTTAATCTCGGACCTGTTGTTGATAAATTTTTTAGTAATAAGTCTGACGATAAGAATAAAATTGTTGAGTTACTTGATAAGGTATGCAAAGAGAAGTTGGAACCGTTTATTAATACATCGTATGAAGAATTGGCAACGTATGTTAATGCGTATGATCAAAAAATGATTATGAAACGTGAAAACATTGCTGATCGTGGTATTTGGACTGCCAAAAAGAGATACATATTAAATGTGTGGGACTCTGAGGGAGTCAGATATAAAGAACCCAAGATGAAAATCATGGGTCTGGAAACAGCGAGGTCTTCAACACCTCAATATTTTAGGGACAAGTTATATGCAGCTTTTAAGATCATTATCAGCAAAACAAATGATGAACTTATCACTTTTGTCAATGGTGTCAGAACAGAAACAAAAGAGCAAGGAACAGAAGGAGTCGCCTTCCCCAGAGGAGTTAACAACCTTGAAAAGTACCGCCACGGAACTGACATCTATTGCAAAGGAACACCCATCCACGTCAGAGGAGCACTCCTCTACAACGATTTTGTCAGAAAAAACAAGTTAGAACATAAGTATCCATATATTCAAGAGGGAGAGAAGATTAAGTTCATCTATCTCAAGACACCTAATCCATTACATGAGAATTGTGTGTCATTTTTTAGCACTATCCCACCAGAAATGAACCTTGACAAATATGTTGACTATCAGTTACAATTTGAGAAGAGTTTCTTAGAACCTCTCAAAAATGTGCTACAATGTGTGGGATGGACACACGAAAAGAAAATAACAATAGGGAGTTTCTTCGCATGAAAACGGTTTGGACAGTAACATATCAGGATAGTCAAGTGGAAGCACTTGATGCTGAACAAGTAAAAGTTTTTGAAGACCGTGAAGCTGCTAGGTTTTATGCTCTTGAATTGTCAAAAAAATATGATTATATTAATATGTACGAAAGTGAGGTTACAGACACATGGGTTTCTTAGATACAGTAATTAAAGATAGTGGAAATGAATTTGCAAGTAAGGTTAGTGATGGAGTGGCTGCAGGAGATACATCCTCTTTTGTTGATACTGGCTCTTACATTTTCAACGCTGTCGTTAGTGGTTCTTTATTTGGAGGTATTCCATCCAACAAAGTCACTGCATTGGCAGGAGAATCCTCAACAGGAAAAACTTTCTTTGCCCTTAGCGTTGTACGTAACTTTCTTGATAACAATAGCAACGGTGGGGTTATTTACTTTGAGTCTGAATCTGCTCTCAGTAAAGATATAATTGAAACTAGAGGAATTGATTCAAAACGAATGGTAATCTTTCCTGTTGCAACAATAGAAGAGTTTAGAACTCAAGCAATAAGAATTGTTGACAAGTATATGAAGGAACCAAAGGAGGATCGTCAACCATTGATGTTTGTTCTTGATTCTCTTGGTATGCTGAGTACATCCAAAGAAATGGATGATGCATTAGCAGACAAACAAGTCAGAGATATGACTAAATCACAACTAATTAAGGGTGCTTTTAGAATTTTGACTTTAAAATTAGGACAAGCACAGATTCCTATGATAGTTACTAATCACACATACGATGTGATTGGATCTTATGTGCCAATGAAAGAAATGGGAGGTGGTGCAGGTCTAAAATATGCAGCATCTACTATAGTATTCTTAACTAAATCAAAAGAGAAAGAGGGTACGGACTTGGTAGGTAACATTATTAAGTGTGAAGCAAAAAAATCTAGATTATCTAAGGAGGGTTCTAAAGTTGCTACCAGATTATACTTTGACGAACGTGGATTGGACAAATATTATGGACTCATTGAATTGGGTGAGAAGTACAACATCTTTAAGAGGGTGGGAAACCGTATCTCCATTGGTGGTAGTAATGTTTATCCTAAGTCTATACTCAGTGATCCTGAGAAATACTTCACAGACGAAGTAATGGCAAAATTAGAAGAAGCAGCAAGGACGGAATATAGTTATGGCAACTGAAAGAATTGAAGAAACAATTCTTAGAAATTTACTATACGATGAGGAGTATTATCGTAAGGTAGTTCCATTTGTCAAGGCAGAATATTTTATTGAACTTCATGAAAAGATTATCTTTGAGGAGATTCAAGATTTTTCTACCAAGTATGATAAAGTTCCGACTAAAGAAGTCTTAATATCAATTTACAAAATCGTAGTGACCTGACAGATGAGACATTTCAAAAATGTCTTGAGCATATCAAGAACTATAATGATGAGTGGGTTGATAAAGATTGGGTAGTAGATGCTACAGAGAAGTGGTGTCAAGATCGTGCTATATATCTTGCGTTAATGCAATCAATTAAGATTGCTGATGGTGGAGATGGTAAGTTAGATAAGGGTGCTATCCCTAGTATCCTTCAAGATGCTCTTGCTGTTTCTTTTGATGAACATATAGGACATGATTATATTGAACAATCTACAGACAGATATGAGTTCTACCACAAGAAAGAGGAAAAGATTGCCTTTGATCTTGAAAAGTTTAATTATATCACGAAAGGTGGTCTCCCTAACAAGACTCTTAACATCGCACTTGCTGGTACAGGTGTCGGGAAGTCTTTATTCATGTGCCACGTGGCTAGCTCCATCCTGTTGCAAGGACGGAACGTATTATACATTACATGTGAAATGGCAGAAGAAAAAATTGCTGAACGAATTGACGCAAATCTTCTCAACTGCAACATAAGAGATATACCAGAACTTCCAGAAGTTCTTTATAATAGTAAAGTCAATGAGATCTCTAGGAAAACACAAGGTAAACTTATTATCAAAGAATATCCTACTGCATCTGCTCATGCAGGTCATTTTAAGGCACTCTTATCAGATCTAGCATTGAAAAAAGATTTCAAACCTGATATAATATTCATAGATTACTTAAATATATGTGCATCTTCACGTTACAGGGCTGGATCAAATGTTAACTCGTATTCCTATATTAAGGCGATTGCTGAAGAGCTCAGGGGTCTTGCAGTTGAAGCTAATGTACCTATCGTCTCCGCTACTCAGACGACTCGTTCTGGCTATGGTAGTAGTGATGTCGATCTTACTGACACAAGCGAGTCCTTCGGTTTACCTGCCACTGCTGATCTTATGTTTGCTCTTATTAGTACGGAGGAACTTGAGGGGTTGGGGCAGATAATGGTGAAACAATTCAAGAACCGTTACAATGATCCGACCTATAATCGGAGATTTGTGATTGGAGTTGATCGAACAAAGATGAGATTATATGACTGTGAACAACAAGCACAGGATGATTTACTTGACAGTGGCCAAGAGGTAGAGTATAATGATGAAGATAAAACAACAAAGAAATTTGCCGAGTTTAAGTTTTAAAAATGTCTGGAGACTACAACACACACAACGATCAACAAGAAAATATCAATTACACAGATCATACCGTTGACCTTTCTAAGTACGCTGTATTCGTGGATGGTGTCACATCCGATCCCAGTAAGGATTATCAATCTTTTGTTGAAAGTTTGGATGACCTTGACGGACAGGGTTCCAATATTCACAGACTTCTTACTGCTGCTGTTGGTGTCAGTGCTGAGGGTGGTGAGTTTATGGAGATTGTTAAGAAGATGGTTTTCCAAGGTAAGCCTTGGGACGACCACAATCGAAAACATCTTGTTATTGAGTTGGGTGACGTTATGTGGTATGTAATGCAGGCATGCATGGCACTCAATATTACACTTGATGATGTGATTGCTGGAAATGTGGAAAAATTAAAGAAGAGATATCCAGGCGGAGAGTTCGATGTTTACAAATCAGAAAATCGTTTGGAGGATGACTTATGATTAATTTGCGTGATAAGATTTTAAAAAGTCAAATTGCTTACTATAATGGTTTGATTGCAAAACATCAACAGAATGTTGAGATATATCTGAATCAACCTGTGGGTATTGGTGAACATCCAGATGTGATGGGAACTATCGATGGTGAGATAAATGCCATCGCACAAGCACATGAGAAGATTGAAATTATAAATCATTATTTTTTAAATAGATAATAAATAATTGAAAAACGTATTGGATAATGGGATTAGAACTTTCCGAAGCAATGTATGCTGGACTATCAAAGATAGATACTCCAAGGTTGATAGAAGCTTCAAAAAATGCAGAAGCATTTAATGAATTATTTCCAGATGCAGTTAAGACTTTTCAAAGCACCGCAACTGATACTAATGGACTTAAGGATCAATTTGTAAGTGCAATAAATGCCAAGGTCGCTG